CCGGACGGCGCGCGGGAGTTCCAAACTTGAACCGTAACCACCAATGAAAAAGCCGCCGTGCCCTTGAGCGGGAAAACACGGCGGCAACTGAACTTACTTGCATGAATGATATATCACTAAAAGCCGATGTTCAAACCAAAAAGCCTGTTAAGCCTGTTGAAGTCTTTGGCATCACCAACATCACCATGACACGACTGCTGACACAGAAGAATCCGGCGAACCTGATTGCCTTATACTGTTTCTTGCTCGCCACGGCCAACCGCCAGCGGACGCAAATCGTCTTCGCAAATGAGTGGTTCATTGGGCAGGCTTTGAAGTGGTCAGAAGCCAAGGTTTCTTACGTCAAGAAACAACTGCGGGGATTGAAGCTCATTGAAACCATTGCACGGCGTGACGCCAAGGGCCGCGTGCAAAAGCACTATCTCAGACTGGCATTTTCGGCAGACATCCAGTCCCTAAAAATCCAGTCCCTAAAAAAACCAGTGGGTGGAAAAATTGGGGACAATGCTTATGAGATTATTCTAAATGCTTCCGAAGGTATGGATGCTTATGAGATTAAGTCTAAAGATGTCAGCGGTTTCACCGCTGGTTTTTCTCCGAAAGGGGAATCAGCAGTCCCGGAAGGGGAACCAGCGGCATCCAAAAAGAAGACCGCCGCCGTTTGGAAGCCCGACACGCGGCCGCAATGGGAGAAGCTGGACGCGCTCAGGCCGCCGCGCGATTTTCCAACGGAGTGTGAGTTTGACGAACACTTGGATGTCGCCGGGCTGCATCTCGTCCAGACGTATCGGACAGACTTGTACCGCGAGCTATGCGGGCACAAATGGCGGGACTGGAATAAACGGACGCAAAAATGGGAACTGATCCGCGATTGGCGAAAATATGTCGCTGCTCTGGATGAGAAAATTTTTAACAACCTTGGCAGCGGCCGAAAAGCCGATGCTGCCGCGCCGGAAATCAAATCACCTGCCGCCGTTCCTGCCGCTGTTGTCGTACAACCTGCCGCCGCTCCCGCCGTCGTGCGTCAAGCGGCAGTTGCCGAACCACCGCGCGTGGCTAAACCTGCCGCCTGTCCGCCAGCGTCCGCAACCCCGCCGGCAGTCAAGCCTGCCGAAATGCGGCCGGCGATGGCGAGTACTACGGCAACCGCAACCGAGTCACCAGCGCCGCGCCCGGCCTATCGCGAGCCGCAGGCCGTGGCGGGCGATGAAATCCCCGATGAGTTGGAAACCGAAAACGCATTATGACCACGAACGATATTCTACGCGAAGCGAGCCGCCGTAAAATCCGGTTGACGCCGGACGGCCCGCGCCTGATTGCGACGTGCCCCGGCAAACTCCCGGCGGACATGGAGCGCAAGCTCGTAAAAAATAAACTGGCGCTGCTGAAATTGCTGAATGAAAAACGCAATCTGGCCCGGCAGGTCTTGGACGGCGAATTTGATCCGCTGTCCGGCCGGCAGTTTGGCCTAATTTGCTCTGAACTTGTAATTCAGTACCACGACCCAATATGCGCCCGCGCTTTTGAACATTTGCGCGCCGTCCAAAAAGAAAAAAGTCCCCAATGAGCAACACGATCACTACCACCACCAAGCCGGGCAAGCCGCGCCGCAGAAAAGGCGGACGCCGCTCTGTGATGACGCGGCGGAACTCGAATAAAATCTGTCGGTTCATCGCCGCCGGAATGCCTTTGCAACACGCCGCCGCCGCCAGCGGGATTGGTAAAAGCACGTTCCATCTATGGCAGCAAAAGCATCCGGCCTTTGCCGAGGCCGTGGAAAAGGCGCGGGCAAAGGGACTGGCAACGCGGCTCGCCGTCATCACCGTGGCGGCAAAAACGGATTGGCACGCGGCGGCTTGGTATTGTGAGCACGTTTTCCCTGATTCATTTTCCAAGTCACGCTTGGAACTGACCGGAGCGAACGGCTCACCTTTGGCCGTAGGCGTCGGAATATATTTGCCCACGAAGGATTCACCGGAAAACGCCAAGACGCTCCCCGTCGTCACCACCGCCGAACCATGAATGAATTACGACCACAGCCGGGAAAGCAAGAGGCGTTTTTGAAATCGGCCGCTGACATCGCCGTGTTTGGCGGCAGCGCCGGTTCTGGAAAATCTTTTGCGCTGCTGTTGGAACAACTTTACGACGTGAACAACAGCGGATTCCGCAGCGTCATTTTCCGCCGCACCGTTCCGATGATTCGGCAACCGGGCGGATTGCTCGACACAAGTGAACAGGTTTTTCCCCTGCTTGGCGCGAAATTGAATCAGTCACTTTTGGAATGGCAGTTCCCGACCGGCGCAAACGTGAAGCTCGCCGGCATGGAATTGGAATCCGACCGCTACTCATGGCAAGGCTCACAAATCGCATTGATCTGTTTCGACGAGGTCCAGGAATTTGCCGAAAGCCAGTTCTGGTTTTTGTTCAGCAGAAACCGGAGCATGAGCGGAGCGCGAACGCGCATCCGTGCAACGTGCAACCCGGATTGTGATAGCTGGCTGCGAATTTTTCTTGCGTGGTGGATTGATGATGCGACCGGCTTGCCGATACCGGAGCGCAGTGGCGTCTTGCGCTGGTTTGTCCGCGATGGTGATTCGCTGGTGTGGGCCGATAGCCGGGCGGAACTGGTGGAAAAATTCGGCGCGGGCTTTGAACCAAAGAGCGCGACGTTTATTTCAGCCCGCGTTACAGACAATCAAATTTTGCTGAAGCAAGACCCGGCCTACCTTTCAAATTTGAAGTCACTCCCTCTGGTGGAGCGCGAGCGATTGCTGAATGGAAATTGGAATATCAGGGCAGCGGCTGGAAATTATTTTCGCCGCGAATGGTTTTCTTTCGTGGACGCGCCGCCGGCTGAAATTGTTGGCCGCGTCAGATTTTGGGATCGAGCCGCGAGTGAGCGACGGCCCGGCAGTGACCCTGACGCGACCGTGGGCTTGCTGTTGTCGAAAGACATGGCTGGGATTTACCACGTTGAAAATGTGGTGAAGATGTTCGCCACGCCGCACGCCGTAGAGCAAGCAATGGTGAACTGCGCCAAACAGGATGGTCCGCTGACCACCATCGCATACGCGCAAGACCCCGGCAGCGCTGGCGTTGCGGAAGCGCAGGCGACGGCGCGGGCATTGGATGGCTACAATGTTCGTTTTGACACGGCCACAGGTTCAAAAGAAGTCCGGGCAAAACCAGTGTCGGCACAGGCGGAAGCCGGCAACATCAAAATCGTTCGCGCTCCGTGGAATGATGAATTTCTGCGCGAACTAGAAAACTTCCCGACCGGAAAACACGATGATGCCGTTGACGCCCTATCCGGCGCGCACAGTGCCTTACTCGCCCCCACCGGCTGGAATGCCGCGACTTTGGCGGGCACGTTTATCGGCGGTGGAACCGCGCAACTCGTGCCCCGTCCCGTTTTTACACCCCGTTTTTCAACGAACCGTTTTTGAACCAACACCAAACACCAAAACATGAAAAAAACACAAACACAAACTGAAGATGCCACCAGCCCGATCCGCACCGCTAACCGTTTGATTTCCTTGATCAAAACTGCAAACGAGTTGCGGGAAACCGCCCGCGCCGCCGCCGCCGCCAATACGGAGAGGCTGCAAAATCTGGACATGGAAATTGCCGCTCTGGATCAAAAAATGAATGCCGATGATTTTCCTGCGCTTCACGAATTGGCCGCCCGGCGTGACCAGCGCGTACGGCTCGCCAAGAAATTCAGCGAGGACGCTGCCGCCGCTGACCGTGCTGCGGACGCCGCCGCCGATGCCGTCACCGATTCGGAAATTTCCAATCTGTTTTGGGCAATCAAAAACGAGACAAAAGCCAGAATCATTGCGGCGGTTTCGCCGTTCGTTTCGGATGCCGCGAGGGCCGGGCGAATCGCCGAAACGTGCGACTGCATTCTTTTATTGAACAGGCACGCCTGCACATGGGGAAGCCTGCCGGCGTCGCCAAAACTCGCTGGCCTACTGCCCGTGCTGCGCTCGCTTGTTGCGGGAAATCCGCCTTGGGTTTTCGGCGAAACTTCAACTGAAAATCAGACCAACCAATAAAAATTATGAGTGAAAATCTTTCAACGGCGCTGGGCCGAATCGTTCAACGACGTTATGACTCATTGGTCGCACGGAGCGCGAATCCATCTTTGCCCGCCATTCAAAACGAACTGCAAATGTTGGATGGTGTGCGGATGTCCGAGGAGGAAATTAGCGAACACCTTGGCGGGCTGGCTGCCGGACGGCGCGGGGAAACTCAAAAACACGAAGAGGTCGCCAGCGCCTCCCGCCGTGCCGCCCACGCCAGCAACCACGCCGAAACTGTGAACACGCCGGAAGCCCATTTCGACGCGCAGATGGCCCATTCCGCCGCCGCCGCCGCAGCGCGAAGTCTTTCTGAATACCACGAAAATCAGGCAAGCCATCACGCTGAAAGAGCCAAAGAGAAAACAGACCCCGGCGCGGTTGAATCCCGCGCGATGCACCCTATTCAATGCGCCCGCAGTTTGCCGTCGCTGCTGTCCGATGTCACCGTGCCGGACATGCTGCTTTACATGCCGCAAGGTTTGCACCGCATTACACCGTCGCAAGGTGGCAAGGCGGTTTCAGTGTGCGTCAAGATTGATGAACTCTCCGCCGAACGGATGGAAGATCAGCGCCGGCAATTGGTTGCCGGCGGTGGAAAGCCTTTTTTCTCTGTCCAGCATAACACGCAGATTGCCGCGTTCTGGCCGACGAAATTCTTTTGGGCTACCCGCCGCGATCCGACAGGCAAGGCAGTCACCGGCGTCTGGGCGGATGGTGAATGGTCACAGGCTGGC